CCAAAGCCGATGGCGCCCAGCACGCTGCCAAAGATGCCGCCGATGTTGCCGCTCTTGGCAAAGTCGCCCAGCAGCGTTTGCCCCAGCTGGGCCGCGCCGGCCTGGGCGATCATCTTGATGATCATGTTGCCCCACAGCTGGCCGATGCTGTCAAAGTTGCCGCGCAGCGTGGCCTCCAGCGTGTCGCCCAGGGTGTCCTGCGCATTGCGGGCAAACTGGTCGAGCATGGTTTTCATGGTGTCGGTGGTCTTGTCGGCCTCATCGGCCACCAGGCCCAGCGCAGCGGTGGCCGCCTCACCAAACTGCTGGGCGCTGATGGCGCCCGCCTCAAAGTATTTGGCCAGCAGCGCCATGTCGTCGCGCTGGCGCTCCAGCTTGGCGGTGGTGGTGTTGCCCAGCAGATCGGCCAGACGCTTCTGTTCTTCGCGGAACGTGCCGGTGTCGCCCGCGGCGGCCTTGGTGGCGCCGGTCACCTTGCGCATGGCTGATTCGTACAGGTCAGCCGACAAGCCCAGATCAAAAAACAGCTTGTCGAGCAGCGCCACCTCATCGGCCATCTTCTGGGCCTTGAGCACATCGGCATCGCCAATGGCCCGGCCCACCGACTGCGCCACCTCATCGGCGTAGCTGTACGCGGCGGGCGGCTTGTCGGCCTTGGCCTTGTCGCCGCCCTTGCCGCCCTTGCTGGACGGCGGCAACGTGGGCAGGATTGACGGCGGGTTGATGAACCCCCGGCCCGCGCCCGCCTCACGGCTGGACGTTTTGCCGATCGACAGCAGGCGCTGCTCTAGCTTGTCGAACTCTTCGCGGGCGGCCTTGGCGTCTTTCTTCATGATGTCGCCAATGGCGGCAGCACCCTTGAAGTCGAGCGATGCAAACAGCACGGCCTGCGCGGCCAGGCCGCCGATCTCGGTGCCGATGCCCTTGAGCACAAACGCCACGTTGGCACCCAGCACCGCCACCGCCTGCAGCGGCACGGCGATCATGTCGCTGAGCGAGCCCTGCCCGCCCCAGTCGCGCCCGCTGAAGGCCTGAAACATCTGGTTGATGGCCGGCACCAGCTGGTTCAGCAGGTTTTGCGCGGCCTCTTCGGCGCTGACCTTCAGCTTGAACAGCTCTTTGTTCAGCGCCTCGGCTTGCTTGGCCTGGTCTTCGGTGGTCTTGCCGTTCAGCTCGCCAGCGTCGGCCAGGTCTTTGAGCAGCGGCGCGGCTTGCTTGATGCTCTTGCCGAACAGCTCTTGCACCACCCGCGCCTTGTCGCCGTTGTCGGCAAAGCCGGCCAGCGCCACGGCGGCCTGCTGCAGGGCGGTGGCGGGGTCTTGCGCCTTCAGGTCTTTGATCGACAGGCCCAGGGATGCAAACACCCGGGCGGCATCGCTGTCAGGGTTGCCGGCCTCGTTGAGCGCGGCATTGAACTTGACCAGAATGCCGGCCACATCGTCGAGCGTGCCGCCGTTGAGCTTGGCCACGCGCTCCAGGCCGCTCAGGCCCTCGATGCTGGCGCCGGTGGCGTCGGCCACGTCGTTGAGCGCATCACGCGCATCCAGCGCGCCTTTGACAAACGCCGTCAACCCCGCCGCGCCGGCAATGGCCGCAAAGGCCGGGTTGATCAGGCCCACGGCGCCGGCAAACTCGGTGGCCGTGCTGCCGGCCGTGGCCATCTGCTTTTGCACCTGGCCGATGACCCGGCTGGCCCGGTCTTCGGCGGTGAGTACGATCTTGGCGTTGGTGGTGGTCATCGGCGGGCGGCTCGTTGTTGCTGTTCGCGCTTTTGCAGGGCCGTGCGGATGACGCGCATCAGCTCGATGTGGTGGTGCCAGTCGGGCACGGGGTGCAGGGCCTCAAACACTGCCCAGCGCTCAGGCGCCCAGCCTTCACAGAAGCCCCAGCACTGCAGCGCCAGATCGGCCGCGGGGCGCAGGGGCGGCGGGGCGCCGTACAGGTCACCCAGGCCGGCGTCTTGCAGGGTGCACATGTCCTCACGGCCGGCGTGGTACTGGACATGCGCGGCTAGTTTTTTGCGTCAGCCTCCAGCGCGGCAGCACGCTGGGCCATGCGCTCGGCCAACACATCGGCCAGGGCCTGCGCATCGGCAGGGCGGGCATCGAGCACAGTGGCCACGGCGCCGGCCTCATAGGGCAGCGGGGCGTCGGCATCACTGCCATCAGCCGGCAGCACATGGCGCACGCGCAGGCCCTGCCAGCCGATGATGGCCTGCTCAAGCACTGAGCGCATCAGCACCAGATAGGCCGCGCCGGTGGCCTGGCCCACCACGCCGGTGCGGTGGGCGGCCAGCAGCACCTCGTGCCCGGTGGGCAGGCGCAGGCGGTACTCCACATCGCCCAGGGTGTGGGCCACTTCGCGGGCCGCCAGGGCGCGCTGCTGCAGGGTTGCCAGATCCATGCGCTACCCCGCCCGATCAGGTGGCGTAGCGGGTGGGCTCAGCCGACAGGCTGATGCTGATTTCGCCGCGCAGCGTGCTGTCGCTCACCGTGGGGGTTTTCTGCAGCGACCAGTAGCCGTTGGCCAGCAGCCGGCTGTTGTTGGGGAACACGATGCGCACGCCGGTGACGGTGGCGGTCTCGCTGGCCGTTTGCACGGTGCTATACCAGCTGAGGCTGGGGTCGTCAAACAGCGGCAGCGTGATGTCGATGGGGTCGCGCACCGTGGGGATGCGCTTTTGCGTGCGGTCGGCCAGGGTGGTCACGTCGGCATACTGCTGGCCGCCACCGGTCACCGCAAAATCGGCGGTGATCTGGGTGATCTGCGTCCAGGCGGTGATTTCGCGCACGCTGCCCGTGCCGGTGCCGGCGGGGTAGTTGGTGACGCTGCTGGTGTCGATGCCCTCCAGCGTGACATCGTTGGTGGCCACGGCCGACACGCGCACCAGGCGGCCGTTGAGGCGGTCCCAGCCCGAGGTGACCTCGATGATGTCGCCCACGATGACGCCGTGCGCCGCCGACAGCGTGGCCACCGCCGGGTTGGCGTTGGTGATGGCCGACATGGTGGCGGCAGTGCCGTAGGTGCTGGCAATGGCAAAACTGGTGCCGACTGCTGAGGTGATGGACATGGTGCGGGCTCCTAGCTGAGCAGGGTCTCGGGTGAGGCGGGGTTGGTGAAGTACGTGGCCTGCAGGCGCAGCGTGATGGCGCCCACCGCGGCCTCGCCTTGTTGGGTGATGGCCCGGCTGATGCCGGTGGTGGTCAGGTCATACGGCACGGGGGCCGTAAACAGCAGCGGCAAGCCGCCAGCGGCCAGGGCGTGCAGGGTGTCGTCCAGATCGGCAGTGACACGGGCAAAGGCCACCGCCTCGATCTCAAGCGTGTGGCGGTGCGCGCCGCTCAGGTCGGCCCGCTCGATCAGCTCATCGGCAGCAGTGATGCGCCAGGCCGGCAGGCTGGCCTCATCCAGCGGCCAGGCGCGGCTGGCGTACACGCGGCCACCCGTGGCGGCCAGCGGCACCAGCCGGGCGGCCAGGGCGTCGATCACTTGGGCTGCCGCCAGTGCCATGGCTACACCCGCGCCAGCACCAGGCGCAGCAGGGCGCCATCGGGCGGCTGCTTGAGCACCTGGCGCACGGTGTAGGTGGTGCCAGCGGCCACCAGGGCCTGGCCAGCAGCGGCAGCAGGCGCATCGGCCGCCACCACCATGGCCACAGGCTGCACGGTAAGCACGTCATCCACCACCACCTCGGCCGACACGTCAACAATGGCCGTGATGGCGCTGCCGGCCAACGTGGCAGCGGCACCAAACACGGACAGGTAAACGGCGGGGTCGTCGATGGGCATGACGGTGCAGCCGATCAGGCCGAGTTGCCCGGCCCAGGCCGGCGCGGGGTGCGCTTGGGCGGCAGCGGGTCGGCCACCGGATCAACGGGGTCGGCAGAGCCGGCCATCAGGTCAGACGCCACGGCCACCACGGGCATCACCTTGCCGGCGTTGGCCAGCTCGGCGGCCAGCGGCCACGGCAGATCGACAGTGGCGCCCACCTCCACGCGCTGGCCGGCCAGGTAGAACGGCCGCTGCACGGTGTAGGCGCTGGTGAGCTGGATGGGCATGGTGGTGGCGCTGTTGGGTGGTGCGGGTTGAGGCACCGCGCCAGCCACCAGGGCCGGCGCGGCTTGCACGCTCATCAAGTGATGGACGTGGCGCGGCTGAAGGCAGCCGCCTGGCGGATGCCGATGTCCACCGACTGCATGGCCCGGATGCCGGTGATGCCGGCAGCGAACGAGGCGTAGGGGTTGAGCGCGATCTCGAACATGCCCCACTCGCCGATGACCACCTGGCTGAAATCGCCAAACACCATCGACGCGGCCGTCACCTGGGTGGTGGTGGTGGCCAGGAAGCCGCCCATCTCGCCTTCCAGGATCGAACCCTTCCACAGCGGGGTATCGGTGCTGGTGAAGCGCTGGCGCTGGGCCAGCAGGCCAGCCACGGCGGGCGTGGTGAGGTACGCACTGTTGGCGGCCAGGGCATTTCCGGCGGCCACGTCGGTCTGGAACTCCACGATGCCGGCATACGCCAGCGACGTGCCCGTGACCGAACCGATACCACCGGTGGCCGAGATGCCGGTGGGCTGGCCGCTGGCGCCGGTGCCTTCCAGGGCAGCCAGGTCGATGGCCAGGGCGATGACCTTTGCAAAGTCGTTCATCACCAGCATGTCAGCCGAGGGGGTGCTTTGCAGCATCAGCAGGCGCGACACTTCGGTGTAGGCGCCCACGGTCTTGGGCGTCAGGGCCAGCTGGCCGATGGTCTGGTTGCTCTCGGTGATGGCGGTGGCCTCGTTGGCCAGCCAGTAGCCGGTGGCGGCGCCCGTCAGCTTGGGGATGGCCACGTTGCCCACCAGGCCCGGCAGCATGGTGGCGCCCAGGCGGGCCACCACGGCGCGGGCGCGCAGCAGGTCGATGAAGTTTTGCGGCTGCAGGTTGGTGGCCACCAGGTTGCCGCCGGCGGTGGGGGTGCCCACCGTCAGGTCACGCTGCAGGATGTCCATCGGCACGTACACGCCGCCGTTGACCGCCTCGGGGATGCCTGCGCGCTTGCAAATGGCGTCAGAGCACTCCTTCTCAAAGCCGGCGCCGCGCCAGTCGCGGTCGGCCAGGGCGCGGATGGCGCGCATGACGCTGAAGCGCTTCTGGTCGCCCTTGCTCAGGTCGAGGTTGGTGACCTGGGTGGTCTGGGCCGACGTGATGGCGTTGGCCATCAGGTTGCGGAAGGCCTGCACGTCGGTGCCGTTGTCGATGGCCTCGGCGGCCTTCTTGATGCCGTCGAAGCGGCTGAACTGCTCGCCGATGGCGCGCAGCTCGGCGGCGCGCTTGCGCTCGGCCTGGGTGGCGGCGGCCACTTCGGCCGACAGGTTGAGGGCCGGCGCAGCGGGGGCTGCGGGCTGCTCGATGGTGGCTTGGGTCATGGTGCGGTTCTCCGATGGGGAGGGAGTGATCGGGGCGGCCGGTGCGGCCAGGGGGGCGGCGCTGACAGGGGCGGGCAGGCGGGGGTCGTCGTCAGCGTTGCGGCCCACGCCTACCGAGGCGTCGGCCGGCACGCTGACCAGCGAGACCTCGTAGGGCTCCCAGTCGGTGACGCGGTAGGTGTCGGCGCTGCTGTCGCCGGTGTTGGGGTCGCCCTCCACCTTGACCAGTTCGGCCTCATGAATGAGGTAGCCCACGCTGACGTTGCGGCGGATGCCATCCACCACGTCTGCGAAAACCTCCTCGGCGTCCGCGCTTTTGCCAAAGCGCACGACGGCCCGACATACCCTGTCGGCGCCGATGGAAACGGACTCGACCACGCCGATCTGCTCATCGGTATTGTGGTTCCACAGCAGCGGGGCACCGCTCAACAGGCGCGATAGGCGCACGGCCTTGGCGCTGCAGTCCAGCACCTCGATGCCCCACCAGCGCTGGTAGGGCGTCTCACTGGCAAAGCTGAGCTCGACGGTGCGGGCGGCGGCGTCCACCGCGGCGCGCTCGATGGCCAGGAAGCGCTGCACCTGGGCGCCCTTGCGCAGGGCCGGCGGCGGCGGTGGGTTCTTGCTCATGGTCGGCATGTTGGCCGCCGCCGAACTTTGCGATCAGGGGGAAAAATGGCACAGGCGGCGCGGGCCGCCGTGCGTCAGGCCGCAGGCGGCGGCGCGGCCGGCGCCGGCTTGGGCTGCAGGCCCATGCGCTCGCGCAGCTTGTTGGCCTGGTCGATCTCGACGTACAGGTCCTCCAGATCCCGGCCCAGCTTGGCGGCCACGCGCTGCGGGCTTTGCAATTGGGCGTCGATGGCAGCGATGTCGGCCTGGATGTCGCGCAGTGGATCCACCCACTCCCAGCGCCGGCCCTGCCACAGGTGGCCGCTGAACTTCTCGCGCTTGGTCATGGGCAGCGCGCTGCCGTTGTCCAGGGTGATCTGGCCGAAGGCCAGGGCGTTGCCCAGCCACTCGGCATAGATGGGCTCCAGCACCTGCTCGATGAACCACTCTTGCACCATCATCCACTGGTCGCGCTCCTCCAGGGTGCCGCTGCGGATGCTGGAGAAGTTGACGCCCTCCAGGTCATTGGCCAGCGCGTGGTAGGCCACGCCCAGGCCGCTGGCGATGCCGCGCAGGTTGGCCTTGACGAACTCGCCGAACATCTGCGCCGGGTAGTCTGGGTTGAAGGGCGTGAAGGTGGTGCCCGGCGGCAGGGTGCCGAAGGTGCCGGCCTCGGTCTCGGTGTACAGCTCGCCGGTGGCGGCGTCTTCGGTGTCGGCCAGGGTGCCGGCGTCGGCGCCGTCGGGGCCGCTGAAGAAGCCCATCTTGCTGGCGCCCACGCGGCTGGCCACGATGGCGGCCTCTTCGTAGCCGCCCAGGTTGTTGAGGCGCAGCATGGCCGCGTGCATCCAGGGCACGCCGCGGAACTGCTCAGGCCTGTCAGCGATGAAGTAGTGCACCACGTCCTCGGCCGGCACGCGGGTGTGGGTGGCGTTGCGCACATCCTGGCTGGCCACGTACATCTCGCCCGGGTGGCGGTTGCGCAGCCACAGGGCCAGCGGCCGGCCGTAGGTGTTGACCTCCACGCCCATGCGCACCTGGCCATAGCCCATCTCGGCCGGGCGGTTCAGCGTGGTGTCGATGCGGTCCACGTCCAGCAGTTGCAGAGCCAGGCCAAAGGGGTTGCCGGCGTCGTTGCCACGGACAAAGCGGATCAGGCCTTCACCATCCCGGGCCGCCGTCAGGATGGCGGTGCGCAGCAGGTCGCGCAGGCTTTGCCGGCCGGCGGCGTCGCACAGGCTGCGCCCACTGCGGCGGGTGGACCAGCGCTGCCATGCGGCCTCGATGGCATTGTTGGCGCCCTGGTCAGGGTTGCCGCCGGGGTCATAGACCCGGGCCTGCAGCGCAAAGCCGGCGGCGCCCACCACGTTGGTGGCCACCAGGCTGCCGAACTTGCGGGCGTAGGGGTCGTCCCGGAAAAGCTGCCGGCTGCGGGCGCGCAGGTTGTCCAGGCTGGCGTGGATGTCGGCATTGGCCGACAGGCTGGTGGTGACCCAGCCCTCGGTCAGGCGGTTGACCTGGGCGGCGGCATAGCTGCGCTGGCCGGCGCTGGCCGGCGCGGCGGGCGCGTTGGCGGCCGGCCGGATGGCCTGCAGGATGCGGCGCAGCACGCCGGGTTGTGGGCGGGTGGCGGGTAGGGTCTTGGCCATGGGTCAGCGCACGAAACGCACGAGCAGCTTGTTGCGCGGGTGCAGGCCCTGGCGCAGGCGGTCGGCGTCGTCCTCGCGGCGCACCTCCAGCCGCAGGCGGCTGATGAAGGCCAGGAAGTCGCCCGGGCTAGTGAAGGTTTGTTTGCGATCGCCCATCTCGATGGCCTGCAGGTAGGCCCGCGCGCCGTGGGTGGCCAGCGCGGCCTCAGCAGCCTCCAGTGCCTTGCGGTAGGGGCTGCGGGTGTCGTAGGTGGTGGCGGCGGCCAGATCCGGCAGCACCTGCACGGTGCCGCTGGCCACGGTGGCGCGGGCGCCCGACAGGGTGGCGTCTACCGCCCAGGTGTAGGTGCCAGGCGCCCAGGCGGTGGTGGTGGCCGCCGGCACGGTGAGCACATGGTCGGCGCCACTGGCGGCAGCGCTGGCCTGGTAGCGCGCGGCGCTGTTGATGAGGGTGAGGCGCAGCACCCAGCCGGCGGTAGCGGGGTGATCACGGTCTGACCATGTGGCGCTGAGCGTGTCGCCCGCGCGCAGGGTGCTGGGGATGGTGGCAGACATGGCGGCATGCTGCCGCGTCAGCGCTCATGGCATCAGGGGCAAAAATGGCACAGGCCTAGCGGCAGGCCGCTTTCCAGTGGATGGCCGGCAGCGCGGCCAGCTCAGCCGGCGGCGGCTGTCTGCCAGCAGCACCGGACCCCAGGCCGCGGCCAGGGCGGCGGGCAGCATCACCGGCAGGGG